TGGTCGTGGGTTCGAATCCCTCTGCCCGTACCATATAAAAACACATTAAATTAGTATGTTTCTATATGGTGATCGGTCCGTAGCTCAGTGGAAGAGTGCTGGTCTTCGAAACCAGGCGTCGGGAGTTCGAATCTCTCCGGACCGGCCAAAGTATTATGGAGTTGTTAGTTTAGTGGTAAAACCCCGGGTTGTGATTCCGTTATCACGAGTTCGATTCTCGTACGACTCCCCAATGCTACTTTAGCTGATGTGGTCATAGCGGCGGTTTGAAGAACCGTTGAAAGAGGTTCGATTCCTCTAGGTAGCACCAAAAATAATTGCCAGCGAGACTGGGTAGTCAGAGAGGTCTTATACACCTTTTAGCGCCAGATTAGCGTTCTTGATAGGGTTCGAATCCCTACGCTGGTACCAGATAAGGAAGATGATGCAGGTGGGATGGTCCGCCGACTGGCCTTGAAAACCAGGTTCCGAGAAATCGGATGGGGTTCGACTCCTCCGTCTTCCGCCAGTATAGGCGTGGTGCCCGAGAGGCCGAAGGGAGCAGTTTGCTAAACTGTCGACCCCCATAAAGGGGTCCGTGGGTTCGAATCCCACCCACGCCGCCATTTATAAACACATTCTCCCCTTGTAGACGTATGTGATATGAGTTTTGTTGAATGTGTTTTTATATGGTGATGTAGCTCAGCCTGGTAGATCGGCTCCTTCATACGGAGATGCGCAGTGGTTCGAATCCACTCATCACCACCATATATTGCGGGATACGTCAGAGGTCAGACTATCGGGCTCATAACCCGGAGGACGGAGGTTCGAATCCTTCTCCCGCTACCATATTAGGAATAGCAATACGTTCTACTATACCATAGTGATAGTCTTTAAGTATTTCCATTTCAAGATCACAAATTTTGATACGAAGGTTAAAATCCTCGTGTTCTCTATTACGTTGTTCTAATTGTCTATGTACTGATTCAAGTAAGATATTTGTTTTGTTGTGGTTTGCATTTATTCGCAAAACTATTTTATTTAGATTATCTTTATACTTGTTACAAAGATTAATATTGTTACCCATGTCTGCTTTAATTGTCAAGACTTGGTTTCTCATTTCTTGAACAAGATCTCCTGACTCAGAATCAAAATTTGGAACAATAGCATTTAACATTTGATTGATATGATCTAATGCACTGTTTCTAATCTGAAGATTAGTTTCAGCATCTCCAGACATATCATAGGCTTTTCTTCGTATAGGATCAGTTAAAATTTCATACGCTTCTTTTATGCGTTTGAATTTTTCCTCGTCCCCACCTTTGTCGGGATGATGTATGTTTGCAAGAGATCTGAATTTGAGTTTTATCTCTTCTTCAGTTGAATCTATTGAAACTTCTAGTTCAAGGTATGGGTCCATAGGAAGATATATATTAATTATTGTATATTTATTAGGAGTACTTATGAGCGGAAAAGGTTCAAATTCAAGACCATTTAGTGTCAGTAATGAAGAATATTCTAAAAGATGGGATGTAATTTTTCAAAAAGATATCAAAGCAGAAGAAGATGAAAAAGCGTTTCTTGAAGAAGCGGAAAGAATTCGACGGGAAAACTCATATAGAGCTTTAGATAAAATGGTAGAAGAAAATCAAAGGTTGGGGTTATATGATAATACAGGTACTGATAAAAATGAGTACTATGATATTTTGACAACCGAAGAAGCCATAAGTAAAAATAATTCCGGTGTAGTATAATGGCAGTGCGGTGGTCTCCAAAACCACTAGTGGGGGTTCGATTCCCTCCACCGGAGCCAAAATAATGCTTGACATTTTTATAAAAGGTGTTATAATAATGTAAGTGTTTTAAATGCGGGATTGGTTTAATGGTAAAACGAAACCTTGCCAAGGTTTAGTCACCAGTTCGATTCTGGTATCCCGCTCCAACAACCAAAGGTGTTTTATGAAAAAACTAGATATTGCAGAAGTGACATCGTTTATCCAAGCGCAAAGTCCTGAGACCAAAATATACATTGGTGCAGACTCCGAGCGCTATAGACGTGATGGCAAATGGTACGCTGATTATACTCTTGCAATTGTGGTTCATATTAATGGTCGCCATGGTTGTAAGATTTTTGGAGAAGTACAAACAGAAATTGATTACGACGTAAAGAACAGTAAACCATCTATGCGTCTAATGAACGAAGTGTACAAAGTAGCAGAATTGTATAACAAACTTGTTGATGCAGATGTAATTGGTGAAAAAGAAGTACAAATACATCTTGACATTAATCCTAAAGAGTGTTATAATAGTTCTGTAGTAATTCAGCAAGCAGTTGGTTATATCAAAGGTATGTGCAATGTAGTACCGATGGTTAAGCCTAATGCGTTTGCTGCAAGCTATGCCGCAGACAGATTAAAATATGTCATGGCAATGGCAGCGTAAGGTTATGGGATGAGTACAGCAGCTTAAATCTAATGAAACTAAGCCAACCGCCTACAATGGAGGGACACCGAAAGGTGAATTTTCGTAGGCTAGGAACGAACCGAAATAATAGTGACTCTGGAAAGACAGAAAAGATAATGGTAATCCATTTGATTTTAGTCGGCAAAGCTATCCCGAAAGGATAGTACAAGGACTGTGGTTCAAGAAACCAATTTAAAACTTAGCCAACCATCCCGTTGTTTTTAGGTTCAGTTCAGCAAACAAAAAATTTCACTGTAAATGAAAAAAAGTTGAACCTGTTGATTTTAAAAGGAGTATATCATGTCAACATTCGCGGAAGCAGTAGCAAATCAAGAAGCCCGTACTGAAAACGGTATGAAGGCTCGCAAATCTACAGCAAGTGCTGTTGTTGATTTATTCTATAACATCGGTGCAAGCCGAGGTAAGGATATCAAGCCTGCATTTACTGCAGCTTTTGTCGAGGATAAAGACTTGGCATTACGCATAGCAGCATGGTCTCGAGATGCTCGAGGTGGTGCAGGTGAGCGACAAGTGTTTCGCGACATACTGTTGTATCTGGAACAAACAGATACTATGTCTACAATAGCTCTGATGAACAAAGTTCCTGAACTTGGTCGTTGGGATGACTTGCTAGTCTTTAAAACTAACCTTTGCAAGCAACTTGCCTTTGAGATGATCAAAGATAGCCTTGAAGCAAACAATGGTCTATGTGCAAAATGGATGCCTCGCAAGGGTGACATTGCCGTAGAATTAAGAAATTATCTAGGTTGGTCACCTAAGTTTTATCGTAAACGCCTAGTTGAATTAACTAATGTTGTTGAAACACTAATGTGTTCTGGGTATTGGGATAACATCAACTTCTCGCGTGTGCCATCACTTGCATCTGCCCGTTACAAGAAAGCATTCAACCGTAATACTGAAAAGTATGCCGAGTATGTAGCGTCTCTTGTTAAAGGCGATGTAGACGTAAAGGTAAATGCTGGTGCTGTTTATCCTTATGATGTACTGAAAGGTACAATCAACGGATATGGTAGATTCGATAAGACTGAAACAGACTTAATACAAAAGCAATGGGAGGCTTTGCCTAACTTTGTCGGCGATGCAAACATCTTACCAATGGTAGATGTATCTGGTTCTATGACTTGTCTTGCAGGTGGTTCTAAATCTAAATCAATGTTGTCTTGTATGGATGTGGCAATATCACTAGGGTTATACTTAGCAGATAAAAACACTGGTAAGTTCAAAGACACGTTCTTAACTTTCAGCCAAAACTCTCAGCTTGTTACTTTAAAAGGTAACATCATGCAGAAGATTGTACAGATGAACAAGTCTGACTGGGATATGTCCACTAACCTACACAGAGCATTTGAAAAGATTTTGAGTGTAGCTAAAGATGCAGGTGTCCCTCAATCTGAAATGCCTGAAATGGTATTGATAATGTCAGACATGCAATTTGATCATTGTGTACAACACGACGACTCTGCTATGCAGATGATTGAACGCAAGTATCAAGATGCAGGGTACGCAGTACCGAAAGTTGTATTTTGGAACTTGAATGCAGCATATGGCAATGTACCTATATCTTTCGATAAGAAAGGTGCAGCATTAGTATCAGGATTTAGCCCAGCAATCGTTAAGCCTTTACTGGCAGGCGATTTGGAAAGCTTTACACCTGAAAACGTAATGCTACAAACAATTATGCAAGACCGTTATGCGGTTCTATAAATAATTGTTATAGTTGTATGAAGCAACTAGAAAAGTGTTCTGGACGGGGGTGCGAATCCCCCCAGGTCCACCAAAAGTATATTACCCTACCCAAAGGGTGGCTGACAGTGGTTGGAAGGATCAGCTCGTTTAGCTTATATGCTAGTAATATACTTTTGATGGGCCTGCATAGTTTCGACAGGGCAAATAGTACAGAAGTGGACAACTCATCAGAGAAGATGTTAAAACTAAAACAACGTAAACGCAAACGACGAAATGTTCGCATTAGCAGCCTAAACACTGCTTAGGGTTTTGGTAGGTTTCCTCGTAACAGAATAACCTACCCTAATTTTAATGATTTTCTTTATAAGAATTTTCAGCGCAGAGTAATATATACATGAGTTGCTGCATTTCGTAGTGACAGTTTAAAGGAAGATGATATGAAAAATTGGACAACACCTACAGCACAAGATATGCGTTTTGGTTTCGAAATCACAATGTACATCGCAAATCGTTAATTTGCAATGAGGTTTTAGTTGGTTCCTAAAAAACCAACTTTTTGGATTGATATAAGATGTAATTTAGATTACAACTTATACATATATTTGAGGATGTCCTCATAATTTAAAGGGAAGTTAAATGAAGAAAATTTTAGTAGCTACATTATTAGCATTAGCAGGATCCGCATTTGCCACAGGCTATGCTACCTATGAGTATAGCGAAGAAGAAAACCGTGCAACTAGCGCTAACAATATTACAAATGCAGTAGTAGTTGGTATGAAAGCTGCCGAAGGTTGGGATTATAGCTTAAAAAGCAACACTAGTCAAACTGCATTGGGTTCAGGTTCAATCAGTTCAGGTCTAGAAGTTCGTGTTAGAAAATCTTTAGGTATGTTTTATATCGGTGGACGACTAGGTGAACGTATTACCAGCAGCACACACTTCAGCACTTATGCAGTTGATGCTGGTGTTAAGTTCCCATTGGTAGCAGGTTTCACTGGAGATGTGGGCGGTCGTTATCGCAATGCGATTGACAGCGGCACCAACAGTACTTACGAAACCCGACGTACACATGCCACAGTAGGTTATGCATTGACCAAAAAGGACGCAGTAGCAGTTCGTTTTTCACGTTCTTACGGTGACGAAGAAAAAGATGCATGGCGTTTGAGCTACACACGTAGTTTCTAATTTGTGAGTAGCAGTAATAAATCACTGAGTGGATTTATTGAAGTCTTCGATGGCAGGTTACATAAAATTCGTGACCAGCTTAAAAAAGAACTAGATAAATCCAAATCAGAAAGATCTAGGACAATGATTAAAGGTCTCCTGCGTGACTATAAGAAACTTAATAAGTTTTTAAAAGAAGTCAAACAGGAAAATGATAAGAGTTGTCCGCACTGCGGAAAACATATTTAAACCGACCGCAAAGATTGAGCGGCACTGGAACTCGTAACCAGTAACCATATGCGGGTTTATTTTAGTGGTAGAATTAGAGCCTTCCAAGCTCAAGGTACGGGTTCGATTCCCGTAGCCCGCTCCAGATTCCAGACCTGTTAATGGCTTAGGCCTTCTGGATCCGCTGACACGAAAACAGGATGGGCTGTGCTCACGGGGTTTGCTGGTTTCCTGACACAAAAATAACCAGTCCCTAAGTACCCTGTCGGTTGACAGGGTTTCTTTTTGGTGTTATAATAAGGCATGAAAAAAGAAACGTGTATGAATAAGTTATATGTATTGGTTGGTGTCCCAGGTTCAGGTAAGTCTACTTGGATTAAAGAACAAACTTGGATGCTGGGTCTGACTAAAGTTTCTACAGATAATTTTGTAGAAGCATACGCAAAGCAACAAGGCAAAACATATTCTGAAGTGTTTGAGGAATATATGCCTAATGCAATTGAACAAATGTCAGAACAAGTTATATTTGCACGCAAACATGGACATGATATAATCTGGGATCAGACTTCTACAACTGTAGCAAGTCGTGTGCGTAAGCTCAAAATGCTCCCTGAATATTATCCTATTGCCATTGTTTTTGCAACGCCAGAAGAAAAAGAATTGAAACGAAGATTAAATAGTAGACCAGGAAAAGAAGTACCTTGGGAAGTAGTGCAAGGTATGATTGAGAATTTTGAGATGCCTACCGAGGAAGAAGGCTTTAAGGAAATTTGGAGAGTTTAAAATGCCATCAGTTTTTCTAGTTAGTGATACCCATTTTGGACACGCAGGCGTGTGCCGATTCATGCGAGATGACGGTGTGACAAAGCTTAGACCCTGGGACAATCCGGATGAGATGGATGAGGAAATGGTCAAGCGTTGGAACGAGACTGTCAAGCCTACTGATAAAGTATATCATCTTGGTGATGTAGTTATTAACCGTAAGGCAATGAAGACCCTGCATAGACTTAACGGTGACAAAGTTCTGATTCGTGGTAACCATGATATCTTTCGTGATGAGGAATACAGAGAACATTTTCGAGAGCTTCGTGCATATCATGTAATGAACGGAATGATTTTGTCTCATATTCCAATCCACTCAGAAAGTCTAAGTCGTTTTGGAACAAACATTCACGGGCACCTTCATGCAAATCGTGTGCAGATTCGCGGGTTCAATAACAACCCTATGGGTATTGATAACAGATACCATTGTGTTTGCGTTGAACAAACTGATTTTAGGCCTATTCTTTTTGAAGACGTTATCAAACGAATCAAAGAAGAGGGTGGCACTGTTGGTTTTAAAAACGGAAACGGCTCACAGTGCGCAGACTAGAAGGGGAGTCATATGAGAATTGGGTAGAGCGAGTCAGGCTCTTTGAGCAAGGCTACGCTCTACAACGTATTGCAAAAGGTGACGATCATGAAACAATTGCTGAAGAGATGAGTATTCGTATGATGGATAAGTTAATGAATCCTATGTATAAAGCTATTCGAGATACGCACAAAAGTAAATTTGATGCTGAGAAGTCTAGGCAAACATACTACGATAAATATCTTAGCAAACATAAACCAAAGTCAGATCATGTTTTGGATTACTAAAGGTTGACAGGAAAGAGAAAAGAATATATAATTTTATATAAATGCGAGTATGGGGGAATTGGTAGACCCAGTTGACTTAAAATCAACCGCTATATGCGTACCGGTTCGACTCCGGTTACTCGTACCATTTTTTATTAGGAGTAGAAATGTCAGTTACAATTAAAAATCTTGAGGCTGCATTGGCAGGCGAGAGCCAAGCACATATCAAGTATCGTTACTTTGCGAAGATTGCTCGTGAAGAAGGTTATGAAGAAATTGCACAGCATTTTGAGCATACCGCAGATCAAGAGTTGCTTCATGCTTGGGGTCATTTAGAATTGCTAATCGGCAAACCTTCAACCAAAGAATGCTTGGAAAAAGCAATCGAAGGTGAGACATATGAGTTTACAACAATGTATCCAGAGTTTAGAGATATTGCTGAATCTGAAGGAAACATTGAAGCTGTGAAAGAAGCTGAGAACCAAATCTCCGAAAGTAAAGAACATGCTCGAGAATTTATTGAGGTTTTGGAAAAAGCAGAAAAGCGGTTTGCTGCATTAGCAAAGATTGAAAAGCGCCATGCCGAAGCTTATCAACAAGTATTGGAGACACTATAATGGAACACGTTTGCGTAGTATGTGGTCATGTTCACGATGACGAACTTGAAGGACTCTGGGAAGAACTTCCTGAAGATTTTCTTTGCCCTGAATGTGGTTGTGGTAAAGAAGATTACGAAGTAGTTTAATTAATAAAGCGACTCTAGCATAGAGGTAGTGCCGTGAACTCATAATTCATAAGGGACAGGTTCGAATCCTGTGGGTCGCACCATTTTTTAATTTGAAATAAAGGTATAATATGAAAGATCTAGATCAAGGCAGGTATACATCAGAGGATGCTGTTCTTAAAATTGGGAATAGGTACAATTTGATTTTGGTTGCAACTGCTCGGGCTCGAGAAATCAAACGAGAGAAACATGGTTCAGCTCGTAGTAGCATTTTGACTGCACTTGAAGAAATTGAAGCTGGCAAAGTTGGTTTGGAATATTTAGATTACTATGCAAAAGGAAATCGTAAGAGTCGACACCACAGAAACGACTAACTTGATACTTGACAGATTGTATTTTTTATATTATAATAGTGTTATAGTAATGAAAGATCGCCGTTACTGTAATTTATTTTTCTGCGATTATATTTTAATGGAGTTGACACAATGTTGAAACAACGTGTTTTGAAAGTACTAGAATCCGGACGTAACTTTACCCCGGCACAATTGGCAGGTCTTACAGGCTCGTCAGAGGACAGCATTCGTCCTCGTATCAGCGAACTTCGTGCAGAAGGTCATGCTGTTTACACCAACACAACTAAGAACGGTAAGACAGCTTATCGTCTAGGCACACCAAGCCGCAAAATGGTAGCCGCAGCATACGCAATGATGGGCGGAGAAGCATTTAGCCGCGCTTAATGCATTTCACATCGAACACTATCCCCCACCTTTTATCGCAATGATAGAAAAGTGTTTCCGTAAGGCGTAAGCGGAATTTTTATAATTTGACTTTGACAATATGACCTACAATTTTGAAGACCCTGCAGTTCGTAAAGAAGCAAAACGATTACATTTAATTCGTCGTATTGATGCCAGACCTTTGACAGCAGAAGAGGATGCATTGGCAACGTCTTTTGGTAAATGGGATTACCAAAAGAAAAAAGAAAGTATGACACCCGCACAAAAAGAAGCAATTCGTAAAAAGGTGCGAGAGATTGCAAGAGCAAAAAAAGCAGAACCTGAAAATTTTGGTAAGCTTGAATTCAACGCTCTTAAGAATCGAGTTAAAGCAAAAGCCAAAGATGGTAGAGTAATGGGCTTTAACCTTACCCCAGAATACATTCAGAAAGTATTCAATGAATGTAACGGTAAGTGTGTACTAACAGGGTTAGATTTTAGTATGGAACTTGGTACGAAAAAGCGACGTAATCCATATCGTCCTAGCGTAGATCGTATCAGTTCAAGTAAAGGTTATGTCAAAGGCAATATTCAGATTGTCCTGGCGATTGTGAACACCATGAAAATGGACTATACCGATGATATTTTGCATCCGGTAATTAAAGCCTGGGCATCTAAAATTTAGTAGTTCTCCTTGATGCAGAACTTTTGGGCGGCTTCGGCCGCCCTTTTTTTGTCTAGATTTCCTAATATCTGCAGGTATAAATATTATATAATTTAATTCGGATGGATAATATGATACCACAGTTTAAAAGTTTTTTATCAGAAGCAACGCTATACGAGGATTATCTCTTAGAAGCGGAAAACACAGCAAAAGTGAGTAACGATGATAAAGGAAAACTTAAAGAGTTACTTTTAGCTGCGCATATGCATCCTGAAACTACCGATAAAAATTTAAGGTTACCCTCACATTATAGAGCCGAAGGCGAAGAAGCCGCAGCAATGGGTCATGCAGGTTCTCCTCAAGATGTTCACGACAGACTTAGAAAAAAAATTGGAGAAGAAGAATATCAAAAAATTTATGCACACGCTAAACAAACTGCAGGCGCAACTTTAGATTGGATGAAGGAAAATGGGCATCTAGATAAAAATACTATGGTCGGAGATGTCCATTGGACTTCTAATAGAGATAGAGAAAATAAACCAGGTGATCACCAAAAATTAGTAGGACAAAAAGACACAAACTCTAATGCAGATTTGATTGTGTCTGTACATAAAAAAAATAAAGATGGCACCAGGGGAGAGTTAATTGGGTACCACGGTATATCTGCAAAGTATGGTACCAATGCAAAACCAAATTATAAAAATCCAGGCATGGATAGTTTAGAAAAAATGGCAGGGCTTAGAGAAGGTAGAATAAATGAAATTATGGCCCCTCATCATAACTACATGGAAAACTTAGGGTATCATGGTTCAATAGATGAAAGGCATGCACAATATAAAATGCAACGAATGCCTATAAGTGAGTCTAGAGATATGTTAACTAAACTAAAAGCCAAAGTAAAAAATGGCGTACAACTTAATGCAGAAGAACAAGCATTTCATACCCACTTACCTAGTTTTATAGAAACACATGATGCGCATCCTGATGCAAAATCGAGAAAAGAATTTTTAGATAACGAAAGATCTATAGCAGATAAAGCAGATCAATCTAAGAAAGATCACCTTAGAATGGTAAGTAAAGAATTGCAAAAAGGAATGATTGAAAAACACGGAGATGACGCAGACGCTGGATTAAGAAAACAAATAATAGATGACGTATCACCGGAGACAATAATACCGCATCTTGTTGCACAAACACATGTACAAAAAGATGGAAGTGCAGAATCTTTAGTACATGATTCTGCAGATATAGCAAAAAATCATTTAAGTAAATTTAAAAATTTACATGTCGCAGATGATGTAGAATCTGGAGTGGTTATACGAGGTTATGATGAAGCTGGTAATCTTCACAATGTTGCGACATATGGATTAAAGACGCAATCTGGCCCGCATAAAAATATTAACGGCACATTAACAGGAATAGGTACATGAAATTTTTAGACTTTTTAATCGAAGCCGAAACTATAAACAAAGAAAAAAGTAAGGCAATTAAGCACCTTACACATCTAGGCGGCGAAGCTCAATTTGTAGGTAGGGCAGAAACTAATAGAGATTTAACTCGCTTAGAAGATTTGCATAAGCATTTAAGCGGCGAAAAAAGTTCTGTAGAAAATGTAGGAGTTAAGGCAGACGGCTCACCTTCATTTGAAATGGGCCACGTTAAAAATCCCGCAACAGGTGAAAAAGAATTTGGTGTTGCATATAAAGGTGCTGCTAGAGGATATGCATTTACTCCCGACCAAGTAAAAGAGAAATTTGGACACTCGCCAGGTTTAGCGTCTAAGATGGGGCAATTACTTGAACACGGTAAAAAGGTAATGTCTCCTATACATGGAGTCGTACAAGGCGATTTCATGGGAAGTCAAAAAGATAAAACTATTACAACTGAAGGCAATAAGATAAGCCATAAAGAAAATTTAATTAAATATAGTTATCCCAAAGAATCGGAAGAAGGCAAACAATTAAAAAAATCTAAAATTAGTATTTCGTTACACACAAGAATAGATAAAGAACAACCTGAGTATAATATAGACACATCTAAATTTTATAACAGTCCAGACGTTCATATGTTTAATAATAAGTTAAGCAGAAGTGGGGTTAATTATTCACAAGAAGATAAAAACGAATTTGATAAAAATTTTAGTAAAGCAAACGAACATTTAAAATACTTAAAAAATCACGATGAATTAGTAGGCAAACATACAGAGCATTTACAAACATATATAAACAAAACAGTAAGAGAAGGCACAACCCCCACGACTGCAGGTTATAAGTCTCATTTAAAAACAAGATTGCAAAAAGACGTTGATAAAGTTTCTAGACCAGCAAATAAATTAAAGAAATCTATAGCAATGAAAAACATGATTAGCCATGTAGAAGAAAATAAAGGTGATTTTGATTCTTTGTTTAAAGCCCATGTACATCTAGACAAAGCAAAAAATGTTTTATTAAGAACATTAGAAAATAGCAATCATAATCAAGAACATACTATCAATGGTAAGGCAACTAACCCAGAAGGATTTGTTGTTGGATACAAAGATGGATCTGTATCTAAAGTAGTAAATAGAAGTAAGGAGGGATTCTCTGGCCAGAATCTAAACAAATGATATCATTCAAACAATTTCTAAATAAAGACAAAGATACCGAAAAGAAAAAACCTTTAGACTATGCCGCAGTTAGAGCAGTAGCATCAAAAGCTAGACCAGTACAAAAACCATCTAATCCTACATTAGTAGTACATAGAGAAGATTTGGAACAGATGTTTGATATCATCGAAGACTATGTTACGGATTTATCTATAAGAGATGAAATAGACTCGGAAGTTGTCTGGGAATTTTTTGAAGATTATGATGATGAAAGATTATTTGGATTGGCAGAAGGATGGCAAGACGTCAAACACAAAAACCCTGACGGTGGATTAACTAAGTCTGGAGTAATGGCATACCGAAGAGAAAACCCTGGTTCTAAATTACAGACTGCAGTAACAACTAAACCTTCTAAACTAAAACCAGGAAGTAAAGCAGCAAATCGTCGTAAGTCCTTCTGTGCTCGTATGGGCGGTATGAAGAAACGCTTAACATCTGCAAAGACTGCTAAAGATCCTGATTCAAGAATTAATAAAGCCCTGCGTAAGTGGAATTGCTAATGCTTGATTCAACCGGGGTACATAGACAATGATAACATCGAGTCAATAGAAAGTCAATGAAAAGCATAAAAGAAAAAGAACTTTTGGTAAACTTTGCTCGTTCAATGGGGCAAGACGTTGATGCTGACTTGGTAGAAGAGGTTGAGTCATTTAAAACGATTAAACAAAGTGTACATAAATCTATCAAAGAAAATATCTTTAAAGATTTAAGTGAAGCATTTAAAAAATCCGATATTAAAAAAGAAACAAAGGAAGTATCCAAAATAGATTATCCATTGCCCCCAAGCTTGGATGATCTAGTCGGTATATTAAACGAAACAATAATAGAGGAGGCAGAAAATGAGTTGGTTCAAGAAAACACCGAAAGCGAAAGAACCCAAAAAACTACATCCACGTCGCACCAGCCCAAAATCAAAGAAGATACAGACACAAGTGAAAATACAAACGAAACCAACAGGGACGACAGACGACAACCTTCCGAACAGACACTCCCAGATTTAGCCGCAAAATTTATTAGTGAAGCTCCTAAGAATAGTTTTCAACAACCTGATCCTTTAGTTGTGTCTGATAATTTAGATGCCATACGAGGTAAATTAAAATTTCTCGAACAATGGATATCTAAAGTATCAATGGCCGGCCCAGGCGGCGGAGAGGTAAATCTTCGTTATTTGGATGATGTAGACAGACCAAATATTGCAGATGATTTATATTTACGATATGAATCTAGTTTAAATAAGTTTACTTTTGATAGGGGTCATAAGAATGCATTTTATGGCGCATTTCAGAGCACCGAGACTCAAACTTGTGGCGCAAATACAGCTGTTGCGTTAACATATAATCAAACTGATTTTTCATATGGAATAACTGTTACAAATAACAGTCGCGTTGTAATCCAGCATCCTGGATTATATAATGCTCAATTCAGTGTACAGTTAACAAATTCTGGTACACAAATAGATCGTGTTTATATTTGGTTAAGACAAAATGGACAAGATGTTATTGGTTCTGCAGGAAAAATTGACGTGCCTTCTTCTCATGGTGGCGCACCAGGAGCGATATTAATTGGTTGGAATTTTTATGTTAACACTACAGCAGCAAATGAATATTTTGAATTTATGTGGTTTACTCCAGACGAAGTTCACGTAACTATACCAACTCTCCCGGCTCAAGGACCAGTGGCTGGTGTATCTCCCTATATTCCTAGTACCGCATCCGTTGTTTTAACTGTGTCCCCTATAAAAATAGAATGATAATTTAGATGGTTATATGAATTAACCAAACTATCAAAACATATAAATAAGTAGACATAACTAAATTCTAATAGATTTCATGAACTTTAAAAAATATATCAATGAAGCCGCTGGAAAGGACACCGCCGTAATGGCTTTTGGTCGTTTCAATCCGCCTACGGTTGGCCATGAGAAATTGATGCAGACAGTAAGAAATGTTGCAGATTCGCACGAAGCTAAAGGTCATGTATTTGCATCCCATTCAGAGTTAAAAGAAAAAGACCCCCTACCTCAAAAAGCAAAAATTGGTTATTTAAATCAAATTGCGCATGGTAATGAAGTGCATGGATCATCTTCAGAAGAACCAACATTCCTACACGCAGCAGCAAAATTATATTCTCAGGGACACAAGCATTTAGTAATGGTTGCTGGTTCTGACAGAGTAAAAGAATATCAAAGTAAACTTGATCAATATAATGATGGTAAAGATTACCCTCATGGTAAATTTAAGTTTAAATCTATTAAGGTTGTTTCCTCGGGCGAAAGAGATCCTGATGCAGAAGGCGTCGAAGGAATGTCTGGCACAAAGATGCGAGACTTAGCCAGAAACAATAAACACAAACAATTCGAAAACGGTTTGCCTGTAGCATTAAAAGATAAAGCAACAGAAATTGGCGACCATATTAGAGCAATTAAACCTAAGAGCACAGAAAAAGCACCTGCTAAAACTACAGCAGCTAAACCCAAGGCAAAAGAACAAAAATCTGCGTGGCCTCGTATGGATGCAATACGACAAAAGGTATCCGCTGTTAAAGAGGATTATGAAAATCCTTATCGCTTTGATGATGCTACTCCCGAAGGCACTGCCTATATGAAAAAGATGACTCCGGGACAAAAAATAGAATGCGTGTCAGGGGTATGGAGCGAAAAATTAGGTACCTGTGTTTCTGTTAGAGAAGCATATGTACAGAATGAAATATTTAAATTAAATGATGTAGTCGAAGCAACAAATGGTGATAAAGGACCTATTGTATTCAGAGGTTCATCTTATGTTACTATACAAGTAAAAGAAAACAAAACTGTAAAGCATTGGCTCAAAGATATTCAAGAAATAGCTAAGGTAGAACCCACTATAATTGTTAAGCCACCTAGAAAAACATTTGAAAGTAAATTGCCTGCGTTGTTAATGTCAAAAGAACAATTACAAGAAATGAATAACAGTAAAATGGAATTAGAATATCAGGGATATAGTACTGACAATTTACATATGTGTCCTGGTGCTTCAGAACAGTTGCATCAACTTATAAAAAGAACAGATTTAAATCCAACATATATACTACAGGCAGTGCAAGCATCTGATCAATATTTAGGTATTGAAAAAGAAGCTATGGAAAAAGGTTTTGCTGATGATAGAATGATTCATGATTTTAACATGAAACTTGCTATTGCTCACGACACATTAAATATGCTTGGATATCCAGATAAAGAATTACTATACATGCGTAACCATATTACAGATATGTCTAAATTGGCCATGCATAAAGATGGTACTTTTGCGAATGAAACGCAAAATACAGTACCAACTTTCGGAGCAGGTGACACCTCTGAAAGTTACACACCCAAAGTCAAGGAGACGATAACAATGTCAAAACTAAGAAATAGAATTGCAGAAATGTCACACAATGTATCGACTCCTGCACCACAGTATATAAATGCAGGTAGTTATGATTCCCAAGATCCTCCAACTGCACACCGAGATGTAAATTTAAGACCAGACAAAGAAGTATATCATGGTATAGATCATACAATTGGTTTAAAAGATTTTGCAGGCAAAGATCTAGGTTTAGTTTCATTTAAATCTTTTTTGGCTACTCCAGAAACATCTAAGATTGAAAAAGACAAAGGTGAAGCGATGCAAGATGTACACAGAGCTAAAGCAGAATTAGCAGTACATTCTTCTGCATATAAATTAATGAGAAAAGTACATCAACAGGATTCATAAATGAACGAAGAATTACTTAAATCCTTGCAGAAAGTATTAGCAGATACTTTTGCAATGTACTATATGGCACATGCATCCCATTGGAATGTAGAGGGATCTAACTTCCCGCAATATCACGATTTTCTTGAAAAAATTTATAGTGAGTTGTGGGCATCTGTAGATAGTATTGCTGAAACTATTAGGCAGATAGGTGGTTATCCTTCATCGTCATTAGCTGAACTTATGTCTCATACTATGGTAACAGAGAATGAGGGTGCAATGTCTGCAGAGGAATATATTTCTAAATTATTAGATGCAAATAATTTAGTTCTTGCATCACTACTGATGTCATATAAAGATGCAGAAGCAGCTACAGAAATTGGCATATCTAATTTTATTCAAGACAGAGTAATGGCACATCAAAAACATGGTTGGATGTTAAAGGCAACACTAAAATGATTAGATTCAAACACTTTATCGAAGAAGAAATAACAGAACAATACATTGATGAATTAATTGAAAGTCTTGAATGGGAAGATATCATAGACCTATATGATACTGAGGATTTAATATTAGAAGATATTAGTTCTACAGAAAGAATAAAAATGGGTCAGAAGATGAGATCAAGAAAGACTCTACTTGCCCTAGCTAGAAAAGTTAAATTAAAGCGCGCTGCGGCAATGAATATTCTAACAAGACGTTCAAAATCTGCAGCAAGAAAAATGGTAATGAAAAAGATGCTGAAGGGTAGGAGCAAAAGCGATCTATCAGCAGCTGAAAAGAATTCAATTGAAGCTCGTACTTCTAAAGTGTTATCAATGATGAAGAATTTACCACAAAAATTGTTACCTAAAATACGAGATATAGAAAAGAAAAGATTGCGTGGCGGGGGAAAATAAATGAAAACTTCTAATAACTTTAAAAAAAATAATATAGATGAGGGCATACAACAAGCTCTTAGAAAGTATGTTCCTGGATACGCTAAGAAACAAATTGATAAAAAGATGGATGACCAAAAATTTGGCAGAACCGATGTAGACAAAGACGCCAATTACTATCGCTATAAAAAGATTCAAGATAAGTTGAAGAAAGAAGAAGCCGAACAGATTGATGAAATTAGTTTAGATTTAGCAAAAAGAGCTAGAGACAAAGCTGAACATATGGTTGATATGGACTATGACGATCTTAGAGATAAACCATATGGACACAGTGAAAAACAAAGAATTAAGTTTCAAAAATATGTTGATAAAAAAGAAACAAAGAAAAATGTAAAAGAAGAAGTTGAATTAAAAGAAGGTCATTACGAAGATGCAGAAGATCATATGTCAAAAGCAAATGATGCCCATTCTCAAGGCGATATGCTAGGATACCATTCTCACATGGCCGATCATCACGACTCTATGTCTCAATGGCATGAAGAAAAAGGAAGAGGATTTCATGCAGATAAGCATGCCGAAAAAGCAGATATGCATGCAGATAAAATGCATGATTTAGCACATGGTCGTATGACTGAATCGCAATCTGCAGAAATTAGAATGCATAAAGCATTACAAAAAGCAAAACAAGATAGAGAAAAAGCGGAAGCTGAAAAAGAACGTCTTAAACAAATTGGTCAAGATTTTTTAAACCCTGTTAAAAAACCTGCTCCTATGGAACCTGTCAAAGAAGAAAAAGAAAAAACTGAGTATGATTACGAAGGCGATATGACTCGTGGACAAATGAGAAGCATAATTGTTAATGCTCAATTTGTACATGATATGTTAAAAGACAATGATAATTTACCAGAATGGGTTCAGAGTAAAGTTACACTTGCAGAAGATTACATTAGTACAGTTGCTAATTATTTAGTAAGCGAAATAAATGAAGCTAAGAAAATGAAGGGTGAAGATCCTTGCTGGGATGATTATAAAATGATAGGCACAAAGAAAAAGAATGGTAGAGAAGTACCAAACTGTGTTCCCGAATCTGTAGAAATTGAAGAAGGTACTTTCAAATACCACATGGATAAAGCTATTGCTGCAGATCAAAAAGGTGATGCTAAAAAGAAAGCATATCATTTAGAAAATGCCCGCAGTGCTAAATTTGCTTTAAAGTCTTCTGAATACGCTAAGAATCGAGAGCTATTAGATAAGCATAAACAAATGTCTGAAGAGATTGTACATACAAGAACAGGTGCCAACGGTACAAAGTATCATATCAAACAAGAATCGCCTAATGATTTTTCTGTTCATAGAGAAGACAACGGTAAGCTTAAACATATTGATACATATGGTTCATTAAATCGTGCTAAACAAGTTTTAGATAACGAAGTTAAAGAAGCAGTTGTGACTGAAGAAAAGCCTGGTCTATATGCTAACATTCACGCTAAAAGAAAACGTATTGCTGCAGGCAGTGGTGAGCGAATGAGAAAACCTGGTAGCAAAGGCGCACCAACTGCAAATGCTTTTAAACAAGCTCAAAAGACAGTTAAAGAAAATATAGATGCAGGTATTGATGAAGGTCTTGCTAGACTTATATCTAAATCTATTAAAAATGTAGCGGCAGTTAAGCCATCTCCGCAGGAAAAGGCAGATATACGCCTAAATAAACTTAATAAATAATTAGAACAATAAAAAAAGGATCAATCATGAACTTACTAGAACCAACAAATCACAGAATTTCCAATAGCCTTTTTGATGCTATTAATAAAGTGAGAAACGGCGAAACTGCTCAACCTCAACAATTAGAAGAATCTAATTCAGTAGACAAAGCGCATTTCTGTGCAACTCATGTTGAACATGCTTTGCTAGGTAAAGGAACTTGCATTTCAGAACAACATGCAGAACCAGATGAAAATGGCAACATTGCTTGGTATTCTGTAGAGTTTCCAACAGGAATACAACGTGTTGAAACAAGCAATTTGAAAATTGTGGAAGGTAAATCTCATTCCCACAGTAAAAAAATGGCTGAGGAAGAAGAAAAAGAAACCGTAGACGAAGCTTTAGTAGGGAATCAACACAAAATTGATGCGAACAAAAATAATAAAATTGATGCGCATGATTTCAAATTACTTCGTGCTAAAAAGAAACCTGTTGAAGAAGGTAACGATGGTAACCTAGCTAATAATGCTAAACCATATGACAAAGTAACGCACGGTGACGTAATTACGGGTCGTTTAGGTAAAGACGAAATGGGCGGCAAAAAGAAAAAAGTTGCAGAAGCTCGTTCAACTGGCACAGCATTTGATATGTCTACACCTAGCCAAATTAAAAAGAAGCCTGGTGAGTTGACGGGTCACAGCATGAAAAAATCTGAAGCAGGTGGAAGAATCTATACAAAGAATGCTTCAAAGATGATGCCAGAGCCTAAAAACAAAGCAATGAAAGAGGGTATTTCTCAAACAGTTATCAATCATAATGATTTCGTTTTAGAAGTTACAGATAATCCTACATACGGAGATTATTTGAAGGCTCTACAATCAATGATAAATAATAATGACGAAACAATACAACAAGAAATTGTTACTATTGCTCAGGAAGCATACAATAATAAAATTGATAGTATCATAATTGAAGCTAGTACAAGAGCAACATTCAAAGCTAAGTTGCAAGAAATTCGTACATCCGGTGCTAAAGTATTGGATGAAAACTATATCGTAGAATCAGGTGAACCTTATGTGGAATATGTCATCGAACAAGAAGGCGTTCGTACACAATATGTCCATAGTGGTACAGTTAAAAAAGTATAATTATAAAGACAGTACAAGGTCTATAGCTTGTTCACATAGACATCAAGGAGAAAAGAATGTCACAATGGGGTAAATTAGATAGGGTAAACCTACCAGGAACTGCGGTAGTTGCACAAAATGCATCTAACGTGGTGTTTTCACAATCACAAACCGCTAACGTGGCAGTCGGCTATGCCTTGGTGATTGCCAACGTCGAGTATGTAATCGCAAGTATTGCCAACGCAACAATTGTTACACTGGATGTTAATTATGAGTCATCTAGTGGTGTAGCAGATGGTTTAGCAATTCAACAATCGCCAAAGACTTTAAGAACTTATGGTTGGGGTGGCGAAGGTGCAGCTAATTTATTGTTAGGTGCAAATACTGTTAATGCAAGAAACGTATTCGGTGTTGATGCTAACGAAGCAA